TAGATTTCCGACTCATCTCCGCCGGCACCCAGGTTCACCGGGATCTGGTTGGTGAGGCTGTACTTGTAGCCCTTGAGCAGGCCTTGCTCGATTTCCGGATAAGCCTTGTTGCCGTTGCCATCACGCAACGATTGCAGCCACCGGATCGTGCGGGGCGCCATCATCCAGCCACAGGCCTTCATCTGAACGTTCGCAGTCTCGACGCGCAGCATCAAACCGCCCAGGTACAGATCGATTTTTTCCAGCGTGATATCCGTCACTGCTGGGGCCGGGACCAGGTTCTGGGGCAATGCCCAATAACGCAGACCTTTAGGAGCCAGGCCATTGTCACCGTCCGAGCGGATGAAGTGCAGGTCCTCGGACAGGCCCATGCTCAGGGTCAAATCATTCGCTACCAACTGATCGACGCGAGGGCTGACACCGGCCATGCGCAGCAGATCGTTGGAGATCGGCACCAACGCAGCAGCTTTCTTCGCCGACAGCTTGGTATCAGCGAAGGACATACCGGTCAGCGGGATGTCCGTCTCGGTACCGATGTACGTGACGACGGTTCGACCAGTGACACGCGGCATGGTCAAATTACCGTTGTTCAGCGGCAGGCTCATGATTCCCATGCTTCGCATGATCGACGCCGGCGTCAGAGCCTCAATCACATCTGCCGCGAAGTTCTCGGGGACCAGCACACCACCAGCCCCGGGCGTGACAGTAGAAAGGGCCATTTCGATGTCTCCACCGAACCCGCCGGACTTCGCCAGTTGTGCCGCCTGATGCTGGTTACCCTGGGCAGCGGCAAGCAGCCGAGCCATTTGCGCCATTTTCTCACCGGGCACTGGCTTGGCCGCATACGGACCCTCGATATGGGTCTTGGGCGGACCAGTAATCCCGGCAGCACTCTCGGTGACAGGTACCGCCGTTGCGGCGGCGAGTCGTTCAGCAGATTCCGCGCGTTGAATTTTCTCGGTCAGCGCGGTGATCTGGACCTCCAACTGGCCGAACTGGGTCAACTGCTCGGTACTCAGTGTTCCGCCGTCGGCTTCGATCTTCGCCAGCGCTTGCACCTGCTCGTTCAGCTTGGCGCGTTCGCTACGCATTTGAAGTACAAGGGACATCATTACCTCCAGGGCATGAAAAAGCCCGCACTGGGCGGGCTGTAGGACTGCCGCGAACGCGGTCAGATCAGGGTTTGCATGTTCATGGCAGCGGCGCGGACTGCAATGCGTCCAGCCGGCCGCGCCGCGCGGCTGTTTGCGACGGCGCGGGACAACTCATCAACAGCGTGTTGCGGGTTCTGCAGGCGGTCAGCCAGGCCGGCGTTGATACCAGCCTGGCCGCGGTAGAGCGCGGCCTGGGTGTCGATCACTTTCTGGACCGGCACAGCGCCGACGAACATCTGGTAGCTTTCCTGCACCAGGTCAGTCAGCACCTGCAGCGACTGGTCCGTCAGCGGTTCATTCGGTGTCAGGTCGTTCTTGTGCGCACCGGCAAAAACCGTCGTGACCTTCACGCCGGCCGCCGCCAGGGCCAGGGACCGCTCCATGTGGCTGGCGATGACGCCGATCGAACCGACGCCACTGGTTTGGCTGACAACCAATTCACTGCAGGCGGAACCGAGCAGGTAGCCGCCGCTGTAGGCCATGAAGTTCACAAGGCCGGTGATTGGCTTCTGCTGGGTCATCTCACGGATGTCCGCCGCCAGCTCGAACGCACCGACCGCCGAGCCACCGGGCGAGTCGATATCCAGCACGATGTGTTCGACCATCGGATCGGCGACAGCCTGGCGCAGGACCGCGCGCAGCCCCTCGAAGCTGGTCATCTGCTCGCAGGCATTGATGTGTGCGCCGCGGCTGACGAGGATACCGCTCACGGGCACCACCTGAATTCCGGTCTGAGCGATGGCTGACCTCCGGTTTTCTTCATAGGTAGCCAGCCGGTCTTCGGCCTCGTCATCCTTCCACATGCTCGGCGCTGTGGCCGGACCGAGGTTGATGATGTTGAGGTTCATCGCCTGATTCGCCCAACGCACCCCCAGCTCCAGCATATCCGGGGCAATGAGCAGCGGTTGGTTGAACAGCAGGCTTGATGCACGCAGATGATGTTTCATTGGGCCAGGATCCTGTCGATTTCAGCACGCTGCATTTCAAGCTGCGCGCGCACCTTCGGGTTGTTGAGATCGGCGCCGGACTTGCCTGCGTCGACCATGTTCAGCGGCTGCAGGTAGATGTCACCGCCCGCCACTGGCGGCATGTTCTCGAGCCGCCGGATATCGTTCACACTGAGCCAGCCCCACTGCCGGCCAATGGCATAGGCCTCGTAGCGGGACTTCTGGTCGCCGCGCAACAGGCCGGACAGGTTGAACTCGATGAAGTAGTCACGACGGTCACCCGGCAACAGGAAGTCGCGCATCATCGCCTGCTCGTGCCGCTTGACCCACGGCAGCAGGGCAAACACCACGAACTGGATCAGCAGTTGCTCCAGGGTGTTGTAGTTCGACTTCTCCAGGTCGTTGACCATCGGCAACGGGATCTTGTAGATCCGCGCCACGTCCGTGGCAGTCAATTTCATGATCCCAACCACCTCGGCGTCGACGTTGTTCATCGATACCGGCTTGAAGGTCATGCCCTCCTGCAACAGCACGACCTTCTTCGCGTTGTCCACCCCGGAGAACTTGGCCCCCCACTGATCCACGATCTTATCGACCGAGGCCTGATCCTTGATGGGCGGCGCCTCGCGGGGCCGCTCAATGACGCCCGACACGCTGACGCCATTCTTGAAGCTGGTGCCGGTGTACTGCCGCACCGCCTGCGCCAGGCCGATCGATTCGGCGTGCAGCTCGATCGGCGAGCACCCAACGTAGTGTCGAGTCCCAAGCCAGCGAACGTGATGAATCATCCGCATCGGCAACGGCTCACTGGTACCCACACGGTAGTAAGGCAGCATGTCGGCGCCCTTGAGCACCTGCACCTTGTCATTGCACAACGGCCAGAGGGCCGCGACGTTGCCGTCCTCGCGCCGGTCGATGAAGGTGTAGCTGTTGCCCCGCAGGCCGGCAGCCAGCTGGCTGCACTCCCGGAACTCGAATGGTGTCTGAAAACCGTTCGGCTGGTACCGCAGGACGTCGTAGAGCGGATGGCTGATAGCAGCAGCGCGCTGCCCTTCAGCCTCGCGCCGGTACAGCTCCAGCGGGAGCTGCGCAACGCTCTCGGCCAGCAAACTGACGCAGTTCTGCAGGATCGGCAGCGCCAGCGCCGTGTCGGGTGTGACACGGACGCCCGTCGAGTTGCTGCCGCGACCGATGAACCGCGACCAGAAACCGCTCTCCACCAGGTTCCCTTCGCCAGAGCCGAGCAAACTGGAAAAGAACATGCTCAACCCCCCTTCGCTTTGATTTGCGCCGCTGCTCGGGCCGCAGCAGCTCGATCAACGAGCCGCGCCCAGAGCAGCAGCAACACACCACCGACTATCATCGCCGCTGGCACATGGACCAGCGCCACACCGGCCACCAGCAGAGCAAAGCCGAGCAGGCCGGCCACCCAGGCCAATATCGTCAGGTTCATATGCCGACACCTTCGTCATAAATGGATTTGCCACCATCACCAGAAACCTTACTGCTGATGCCGGTGGCCATGATTGCGGCTACGATGCCGTCGACCCGCCCCGTCGCCTTGGCCTTGTCGACCTTTCGATTGTTGGCAGGGTCTGCCGTGATGACAGCGTTACCGGCGTTCCAAGTCAGGACCGGGTTTTCATCGTGGCGCAGGGTTTCGACCATCTCCTGATCGACCTCCTCGCTGATGACTTCAAAGTCATCCGGCCCTAAATCGATGACGGACTGATCCTCTGTCGTCTTCTCGGGCAGGCCTAGCAGACGGCGTTCGAACTCATCAACAGCGGGGCCCATGGAGTTGTAGCCCTGACCGAAGCCGACCATTTCTGGCAGAACTATGTCGTGCTCGCTCATGAGCTGCACCAGGTCTTCAATTCGCCAGCGGTCATATGCGATCCGGCTTACGTCGAAGTAATCGCAGATCTTTCGCAAACGCCGGAGCACGAACAGTTTGCTGATTGCACGACCAGGTGTTGTTTCCAGATGCCCTTGTTTGATCCAAAGCGCGTACGGCACCTTGTCCAGCTTTTCGCGCGCCTCGATATCGTGATCAGGTATCCAGAAGTACGAGAGAAGCCGCCAGTGCGGATCTTCCAGCGTTGGCCAGAACAGCAGGATGAAAGCTGTTAGGTCGGTGGTACTGGACAAGTCGAGCCCGCCCACACAGGGACGGTTACGCAGCACCCGCATCGGCACGCGCTCAGCGGCCTGCTTCCACACTTCGTAGGAGAGCCATGGTGATTCTGCTTGCGTCCACTCGCAGAAGTTGAGCCGCCTCACGACTGCTGCCTGCGCGGGCAAGCCGCGAGCCGACCGCACCTGGGCGCGTAGATAATTGCGGCCTGGAATCCCGTCGGTCTGGCCTTCAGCGATGTAGTCCAGCGAGGGGTTGACCTTCGGCCAGCAGGATTCGTCTTTAAACGGGTCCTCACCCTCATCGAGCGAACAGATGAAAGCGAAGAAGCTGTCGTCTTCCTCTTTACCCTTACACACGTCTACGCCGTAATCGTGGTACTGGCCACAAACGGTCTTCTTGTCCGAGCCGCTGTTTGTGATCATCACCACCAGTGCTTTGCGGCGGTTCTTCGTACCCGCCCGCATCATGTTCACGGTCGTAGCAGATTTGTGTTCGTGCAATTCGTCCAACAAGCCGATATGAGGACGGGGGCCGGACTGCCCTTCGTCCGCGCTGATTGGGCGGAAGAACGAACGAGTCTTCGGGTAGTACAGGTTCCAAACCTTTTCGTCCCGCCCTGACGGCTGAATCCGAGTGCGCAGATGCTTCGACATTTCGACCATCGAAACAGCGTCACGAAACAGAACCATGGCCTGGTCGCGCTTGGTGGCAGCCGCGTAGATCTCGGCGCGATTTTCACCGTCGGAAGTCAGCCCATACAGCCCGATCCCGGCGACCAAGGGGCTTTTTCCAGAGCCTTTGCCGGTTTCAATGTACGCTAAGCGGAAGCGCCGGAAACCGTCGTCGGTCATCCAGCCAAATAGACTTCCAACAACGAAGGCTTGCCAAGGGGCCAGCAGGAAGGGCATCCCTTCATACTCACCGCCATTCAAACAGAGTACGTCTTCGAAGAAGCCGATTGCCCGGTCGGCTCGCTCCTGATCCCAGATCAACCCACGGGCTGGGCCGTGCTCCAAATCCCGCAGATGTCGCTTGCAAGCGTTGCGAACATCAGGCCCAGCGATGATGCGCCCAGCCAACACCTCGTCGGCAAAGGCACGAACCCGATCAGAAGTATCGGGCGGCGGCGTCTCGTTGCTCATTCGGGAAAAGCTCTCCTTGCGGGGCCGTCGTTTTCAGGTTGCGGCGGGCCATTGGAGAGAAACCGAACTGCGCGCCAGCGCTGTTCGCGCGTTTTTCAGCGTCGTTTGCCAGTTGCCGCCAGACCGAAATTTGCTTGGCGCCGGTGGCAAAGGTCTGGACATCACCGGCATCCTTGCTATCCGCCATGGCATTCATTTCAGCGATGCGGCGGCGGAAGCGCTGCCAGTCAGCGACAGCTTCGCAGTAGGTGGCGAGTGCCATCCCGTCGAGCGTGCTGATCAGTCCGAGCAGCAGCAGATCCGGGACCACTCGCTCCCACTCGGCGACCGCTTCGTCACTGAGGCAAGTCGGCATCGGCGGAGCTGCCACCGGCACACCAGGGCTTGCCACGTCATCCATCAACTCGCCGAAACTCTGTTTGCCAGGATTGCCCTTCAACAGTTTGAGAACAGCCGGTTGCCCCGGCCGTCCTGAGTTCGAATTTCCAGCCATGGAGCAACTCCTTAATCAATCCCAGAAACCACCCCGGTCGATCCCCCCCCTACCCATTTTTCACGGCGTTGCGAAGCGAGGGGGGCGACCGGTCTAGAAGAAGTCGGGAAAAAGGTTTTTTACCCCCCCTCCCCTTTCACAAATGAGAAATAATCTCGTTTAAAGCCGTCCACCGAGAACCAAATGAGAATTTATCTCACTTGATCAACCCGCCACCAATCAGCGGTTCCAGTGATGCCTCGGGTCCAGCGGCACGCCATCAGCCCGACAACCCGGCCGGCGACCACTCTTTTCCTCCCGCTGTTTCGTCGAGTCGTGACAGAACTTGCAGAGGCTGGTCCAGTTCTCTGGATCCCAGAACAACTTCCAGGCCTGCTTGATGACAGCGGGATCACCACCGGCT